GGCCTTTTTTCGAATAAGAAGCATTCGCATTAGCTATGCTATTTCCATTCAGAAAGTCAACAAACTTCTGCCCACGAGTCATTGTTGATCTTTGATTCCGGATGTCTGTCGAGAGCATCTGCTGAGAAACATCAGCAACGACACGCTTAGCAAGAGTATTATTATAGCCAGTAATGTCATTAATGGTGCGGCTCAAAGGATTCTGCTTGGATCGGATATCTGCTTTGGCTTTGGCTTCTACAGCACGTTCCATTTCATCAGCAGTTTTAGCCTTGGAAATGCCATCTTCAATAGCCTTTGCCTTTGCAGCTTTCTTCTGCTCTGCTGCTGCAACTTTTTGAGCTTTCTTCTGGTCCGCAGCTTCTGCTTTTGCTAACTGGGCCTCTTTGAGAGCTTTATTTGCAGAAGCAAGGGCCACATTACCATGCTTTTCATAGTATTTGGCATTTGTATCATAGACCTTAGCCAGAGCACGCCTTGCTGTACCAGCTACAGATTTTGAACTGCCATCGCCATAACGTTCCCGGCCAGCAGCAGTCCAGGTGCCATCCTCATTCTGGAAGCGCCTTACGCCCCACTTCTGGCCTTTGATGCCGTGGTGTTGAAGGTCACTTTCACAGGTGAAGGTAAAGCCATACATTTCCATTTTGAATTACCTCGCAAATTTAATCAAAGGCGTCTCGGTTCGCCTTCCATGCCACATAAGCATCCATCATTGCAGCCACATTGTCGATCTTATCCTGACGGCGTTTCTTCAAAAGCTTACGGTTGCCGTTGGTATCCTCAAGGGTAATGCAGTTACCCATCGTGAACGTCATCAGCTCCTGGTCAAAGATCAGCATTCTCTCCTCAGCATAAGTCTTCAACTCACCAAGGGGTACGGATTCTGTCTTTGATCCCTGAATGACTTTCTCAATGCCAAACGGACCATTCTCTCTTTCCCAACGCTCGACGAACTCTTTGGCATTATACGGGTCGAAGCCAAAACATCGAACATCGTAGCCAGTCTCAATGATGTACTGATCCAAATCATCATAAACTGCCATCATGTCCAGCACAGTGCAGTCTAAGACAATCAAACTCCCTTCATTGAGGAAGTCGTTGTACTTAATTCGCATCGCAACTGGCAACTTATTCAAGGTGATGGATGAAATATAGCTTCGGACTTTAACACCGAAACCTCCATTCTTCAGCGGGAATAGAAACGTAAACGCACAGAAGTCGTCTCCCTGTGAAAGGTCAGCACCTAACGCGCAGGGCATAGACCAGAAGTCTCTTCTTCTATGCGGAAGAGTCTCCTCATATGTAAAGAAGTACGTATAGCCTTCCATGGGGAGATTGAACCGCTTCGCCAGAATATCGTTTCGTGCCGCGGGAACCTTCTCGGCTCTCTCAACATCGCGCTGATAAGTCTCATAGGTGACAGTTCGCCCAAGATTCGGATTCGCTTTCAGCCACATAGCCGGATCAGCGACTTCCTTAATGTCGTCGAGTTTGTAATACCAAATCGAGACATTCGGAGCTATGTACTCTCCTTTGAGGATGGACATGAGCTCCATTTTGATTGTGTCGCCAGCAGCATTTCGGACAGTGCCCTCCGAGCTGGTAGCGACGATTACATAGTCATCAAGTCCACCCTTGGCAGCACCCTGCTCGAGAGCACCAATTGGATCTTCACGAATGTCGCAAGACAGCCATTCGTCAATCGTCGCGCATTTCACGCGAAGACCTTGAAGCTTGTCAATTGCCATCGGGCGAATCTCAAGTAAAGAGCCAGTCAAGAAGTTCTCAATACCCTTCTTAGTCGAAGCCAACTTAACCCGATTCGCTTTTGATCCGGTCGTGTTCTGGAGAGAGCCTTCAGTCAAGAACTTAAACAGAGGGCCTCTTGCTCTGACAATAGAAGTTCGAATTGGCGAAAGAACCTCTTCGGACTGCTTCATCGTCGGAGCCGTTGTGACCTGATGAGTAGTTGTTCCATCTATGTTCAGGAAATAGGACTGGATACAAGAGGCATACATAGATTTAGCAGCACCTCGAGCTACGATGAGGTACTGCTTATTAATCAATCTCTGTTTAATTCTCTTGTTAATATATCGACCGCCATGATTGTCCGGATTCGGCTCATAGACCGATCTCGTAACAAAGTAATACCAGCCGAAAATCTGCTCAGCCCATAACTTGAACGTATCCAACAGTGCCAGATCGGAACCATCTGTCAGAGTCAGCTCATTTTCACAGTATTTGATGAATCCCTCGACAGCATCCTCGTCATAGTAGACGCCGGGATTGTCAATCAGATCATCAATACGGTTCATCTCCATGGAGATCTCTCGACATACCGGGATCTCGCCACGAATGACTGCATCCCGAAATTGCCCGTAATACCTCGGGACCGCAGTATTTGATAAACTCATTTTGACTTGTCCAATCTATTGCATCTGTGCAATGGTTGTGATAGACTGACTTGGAGGTGATCCAGCATGAAATACACTCCAAAAGAAAAACGACTTCTGAAGAAACTCGGAATTGAAGATTTTCGCCACATGACCAAGGATAAGGTCATGCAGTTCACTTCAATGCTCCCGAAGTTAAATCCAGAAGTCGCTAAAGCTGCTATTAATCAGTTTCCTAATTTTTCAGAACTCGCAAAGAGTATGATTTTCGAACTCCGATGCATGGCTGACAAAAACTTAGATCTCTCGAAGGATAGTCAGAAAGCATTCTTTGATACTTGCGATCGTATCCTCTCCGATCTCTCAAAGGAGTTAGATAATGAGAATCTAACACCTGAAGAAAAAGATCGAATCGAGAATAAGATGCTCGAAGTAGCAAAAATGGTAAGCGCAAAAGACTCCGAGATTAAAAAGTTTGCCAAACATGCTCAAGATGGAGTTATTATGCTCGCCGGCGTCGTTGTTGTCATAGCGGCTGCCATCTTAGGTGCTGCAACGACTGTGACAAATATCGACGACAATGATTCAGATGACGGTGCTCAGAATCTCTTAAATGATCCGAATATTATCGAAGGAGATTTCGAAGACTGCGGAGATGATCCAATTTAAGTTACTTCGCAGCCTGCACAGCTTCCTCAAAACTCGCAATTGACGTTCCGATCTTCGAGGTCTCCTTGTTCACAGCAACGGCGATCTTGCTCGGCATCATCTGGGGATCGGGAGCCTCACACATAAACACGAAGAAATGCGGGAGATCCTTTTCTTTCCGGACACGATAGCCAGGCAGTTTACTCTTTACCAGAGCTATAGCATTTTTCTCAATCATCTTATTCAGTCCTTTCTTTTACTGCATCTCTGATGGCATCCCAGTTAATCGTTGCGTTATCAGTACGAATATACTGATACTTGAGCATCCCGGATGTTGCTGAGATACCAGATTCCTTAATGCTCTTAGGAGCAGCGTTACATTGGCCGTCACTGATCGTGACCTTGCCATTGTTCTTCTCCCAGATCATGCAATGATGAGACCCAAACTGTCCATAGGCAGTGAAGGTCAAACCTCTTGCACCATCAGGCTCTGCTTCAAGAGCTTTGGCAAACTCATCACGGGTTTTGAACTTAGAAAGGTCCTTCTTATCCAGGCCAAACCAACTTGTGACATCTTCGGGCTTCCGGCCAACGGTACTCTTCTGCGCGACAACATCATAACCTCTTCTACGAAGCTCATATGCAGTCGAGCACATCGTACAGTTGACTCTCGCGCCCATGTCAGTTGGATCAGAGAAATCAGGATTGACAGCCTTCAGGTCATCCTCGGCCGAATGCTCGCCTTGAATCTTCTTCTGAATATCAGAAGTGTCCGAAGAATTCGATTTAATCTCCTTCTTGTACTTGACATCAGAAGCGATTTTGACAGCGGCAACCAAAGCGATCTCCGCAGTTAAATAGGCAAGCACGCTGGCTGTAGCTGGATCTATCCCTGCAAGATCTTTATTGGCATACTTCGCCATAACCTTCTCTGCGGCGTTTTTACCCTGACCAGTCTTCTCTTTAGGGGTATGCTCACCAGCCTTCAAAGGATAAGGCGGGCCGTTTCTTTTACCCCATTTCTGACCGAGGATACCGTGATGAGCTAAGCAGTTTTCATTGTACCCCATTTTGCTCACCTCTTCAAGAACCCCACGGATAATTCATCCAGGTATCTTTGGCAACCTCCATACCTTTCTTTACAGCCTCAATAGTTGCAGTCGGATTATTTGCCAAGACCTTCAGATTCTTGAAAGCGTAGGCAGCGATTCCAGCAATCGCCATAGTCTCAACTTTCTTGAGAACCTTATTTGCCGCAGTTTCTCCCTTCTTGGAAGACTGGGCGATGATCTGCTGGAGCTGCTGCTCAGTCTGAATACGATTGACTCTCTCACGGAGCTCACGATCATTTAACTGGTCTCTATACTTCCAGACCTCATTCGGGTCCGTGGATTTCAGAAGCTGCTCTTTGGTCGGAGCTTTCAATTTCTTCTTAGCTTCACCGACCTCTTTACCGCCTTCTCCACTTTTACGGCCTCTGACAGAATAAGGCTGATACCGACGGACGCCCCATTTCATGCCGAGAATGCCGTAATGGGCTAACCATTCATCCATAGTGTCTTTCACCTCTTTAGGGCGTTTCCGCATGGACGTTGGAACGCCACTCGAATTCCTTAATCAGCTCCTGGTATGAAGCCAAGGTCGCAGAGTTTGTCGGCGGGTCGAAGAGCAACTTCACTTTCATGAATATGTAGCTCTTGACCGTGTCGATTTGATCCTCGGAAATGAAGTCATCCCAAGTAGCACCTTTGTCTTCAATTCGAAATGGAGCTGAAGTTGGACCAACGCCAAGCTGGAAACAGATGCCCAGAACAGAATTAATGAAAAGAATGAGCTCAGGATCAAAGTGGGTATAGTCCTCTTCGATGCCGAGCATCTTCTTTATCGAAGTGAGAATGCTATCCATTTTGACTCACCCCTTGTTTACAGTATCCTGCCGGTAAGCAACTCGACCGGAAGAATAGACGCCATTCTTCACTTTGTTCATGTTGTAGCCCTGATCGGCCACAGCCATATAAACTCCCATTTCTCCGCGCTTCGCCACAAAGCGAATGGCTCGGCCAGAAGGAGCTGTCACGTCTTTCATAGATGTATTCATCAACTCGGCCAGCTTGCGGTTATAGGCATTGATATAGGTCTTGCTGTCTTTACCAGACTTCATCTGCTTTGCCAGATCTCGGAGTTCCGTCTTCTCATACTTTCGCATGTCAGACTTCGTTCGCTTATTGGCCTGCTTCATGATTGACTTCTCATGACGCTTAGCCCATTTCACATCTTTTTTCATCGACCGCTCATCCAGCTTGGCCTTATGACGTTTACCGGCTGCGGTTAATGTACCATCTTCATTCTGGTATCTGCGGACACCCCACTTCATACCCAGAATACCATGGTGCATTAAAAACTCTTCAAACGACCGTTCCATTTGCGATCTACCTCCAAGGACATGTATCATGAGGAGACCGAACAGTCGGCTCCGTTGGAATAAGTAAGGACTCGTCGCCATAGTGAATTGCATTATGGGTCGAGTCTATCGTTGTGATGAGATTCTCAGGATCAAAGAGTTTCGGATTTCGAGTCTTGATGTCATCCATCGTAACCGGATTCAGATGATGAACGATGATTCGTGATCCTTTCGGAATGGGCCGATCCTCACATCCAAGATCACAGCCATTATCTCGAACAATAACTTTGTTACGTGCTTTCTTCCAGTCCTTATCGTCATGATAGAACTGTTGATTGAGATAGCGATCGAATCCAAAAGTGGTCTCTCCAACTCTGCCTTCCAGCTTCAAATATGCGTAGCGCTCTTCAAACGTTGAGAGAGATGAAAGCTCAGTATACGTCAAAGTCTTCATCCTCTTCATCCTTCCGATCGCCACGGTATTCTTTGAAAGCATTAATCGCATCACTATAAAGCTCTTCGATCCGCTTAGCAGATTGGAGAGCTTCTGTTTTTGCCGAATCCAATTCGATCTTCTTGGAAAGCAGTTCAAGCTCTTTCCGCTCTTTCATCGAACCTAAACGAAGAAAATGACAAACTTCCGCAGAAGTTGCCGTTCCATCTCGTAAACGTTGTTCTGCCAAATCATAGGCCATTGAGATCAGTTGATTCTCTCTGGCTTCTGGGGACATTGCCGGACGAGTTTTGGGTTTGGCAGGACGACTTTGGATTGCCTTTGGGCGTGCCATACCCAAGTTCACCCCTTCTTTGGACGAGTTTCA